AAGGCCTATGCAGAAGCCAAGTCCTTGCCGGAATTCTTCGACACGGGACGCTCTTTCCTGGGGAAGGGCAGCAGCGACAAGGCCACGGCCAATTCCGCGCCCGCACTGGCCGACATGCTTGCGAACGCCAACGTCCAGCAGCAGGCCGCCACCCGCGCCGGCACCACGAATGCCGCCCGAGAGACTGCGCTGGAGGGCACTGGACCCGCTCGGGCGCTGGCTCGCCGTATAGACCAGAGCACTCCCGTACAGGCCAAGCTTGCCGAGATCTACGGCCCTGGCCGTGCGCGCGATATCGCCAACCGGGCATCGGCCGAGAGCACATTCGCCGACACCAGCAACGACATCCTGCGGGGCTCCAAGACGGCCGACAAGCTTCTCGAGGTGGTGGACGACGCCAACAACATCAGCCTGCGCGGCGGGACGGGCGGCCTGTCGGCTCGCGTGATCGAGAACCTGGGCGCGCTTGCCCAGAAGCTCATGGGACCGAACGAGGCCGTTCGCAACCAGATCGGCCGCGCCATGCTGAACCCGGACACCGCGGAAAGCCGCCGAGTGCTGGCGCTCGCCGCTGAGCTCGTGCGCAAGCGCGCCTCCGGAACCCCCATTCGCGCCGGCTTGATCGAAGGCGCGGCCAGCCAAGCAGGAGGACAGTAAGTTGCCCTTTAACGGTTCAGGAGTTTACATCCCGCCAGCTTCCCCCGGCGCGTTCAATCCTGCGATCAGCGGGCAGAATGCGACGCCTGCTGCCTGGAACACGCTGCTGGCCGACATCTCCATGGCTCTCAGCACGACCATCACCAAGGATGGGCAGACCACCATTTCACAGGACATTCCATTCGCTGGTCACAAGATCACGGATCTGGGAGACGCGACGAGCTTGACGGATGCCCTCAACCGGCAGGGGGCTTGGTACAAATACGCCGAGCAGGACCTCGTTGCTCAGTCCCTCGTAGACTTCACGGATATCCCAGCCGAGGTCAATAACCTGCAGTGCGTCTTTGAGGCTTTGCCCACGGCGAATGGCTCTACGTTTAGGCTCCAAACTTACGGCGCAGATGGCGTTCTGGATACGGGTGGATCTGACTACAGCGACGCGGGCCTTCTTATGAGTTCTGGCGCCGTAGCCAGTTTCGGCATCACCGGGGCAAACGTTCGATTAATCGGCACCGAATTAATCTCGACATCTATCCCAGTCGGCATCACCGGCCAATTGACTGCCGCAAATATTCAAGCCGCAACTTATACCAAATTCATGGGCGTTACCGCGTTTTGGAGCGGAAGCACTTTCAACACATGCAGCGTGATGGGCGTACGCAACGAAGCGGACAGGATCACGGGGTTTCGCGTCTCCGTGTCGGCCGGTGTCTTTACCGGCAAATTCACCCTGTTCGCGAGCGCGTGAGCAATTAGGAGCGCCACATGCCCGACATCACCATAAACCCCTCCGCGCTCGTCACGAACGGCGCCCTCGTGAGCGAGTCAAACCCGCTGCCGGCAACGAGTGTCGCCACAGGACCCGCAGGGACGGACATAACCATCAACCCCCGCACTTGGGTGGTCAACGGCGCCATCGTCAGCGTCTCGAATCCTCTCCCCATTTCCCTGGTGTAGCCAATGCCCGACATCGCGACCAATCCGACGACTCCCGTCACCAACGGGGCCAACGTCACGACCGCCAACCCGCTGCCGGTCTACCTGGTGGGCGGCATCGCGGCGACCACCATCACCGTGGGAACGACGGCGGTTGCCAGCGGCACGGCGAGCGGCATCCTTTGGAACAATGCCGGGACATTGGCGAGCGGTCCGGCGCTCACCGACACGACGGGCAATGTCACACTCCCCGCGGCAGGGGCTTTCGGCTGGACCAGTCTCTCCAAGATCGTCCCCCAAGCGGACGGCATTCTCACCCTGCTCAACAACGGCGGAACGGGTTTCACCCGCCTCCAGTTCGGCGGCACCACGTCGAGCTTTCCGGCTATCTCCCGGTCCGGCGCAACGATCCAATTTGGGTTGGCGGACGCATCAGGCTGGGCGGGCATGCAGGGCGGCGCATTAGAAATCCGCCCCGACACCGCGCTTACAGCTGGCGGGGCCGCCAATATGCGACTGTCCTTCAGCAGCTCTGCCGTCGCTGTTTATGCGGGTTCGGGTGCGCCGTCCGTCTCTGCCCCCAAGGGCTCGCTCTACCTCCGCAGCGACGGCAGCGGCACAGGCGACCGCGCGTACATCAACACCAACGGCACCACCGGGTGGGCCGCAATCACAACTGCTTCCTAGGAGGCTGTCATGGCACTCAGCAAGTCTCTCGCAACCCCATACGGCATCAATGCCGGGTACTGGGTTATCACCAGTCTCATCTTCGATGTCGACAACCAGCTCGCATCAGTGACGCTCAGTGGCTACGTCGACGCCGCCGCTCGCACAGCGCGTGTCGCGCCTTTGGCCAGCCGCCCTTATTCGAGCCCGATCCCCGGCACGTTCGAAGACCTGACGCGAGCCGCGATCTACAACTTCGTGCGCACCAAGGTAGGCGACGCCCTCAATGGCGCAACTGTAGTGGCGGACGCATGACCGAAGCGCAGATCAAAGAACTCCTCGGCACCATGCTGATCTCCGTTCGGACGGCGGAGATCGCCATGCAGGCTATTCAGACGGAGAACGAAGCATTGAAGGCAGAGAACGAAGCTCTGAAATCGGCCCCCAAGCCCAAGGCAAAGCGGAAATGACCAATGGTCAGAGTGGCCACCCTCCCGGCGGGAGGGAAAACGCGCGTGCGTGAAGACTAAAGCAGCGGACCTCGACAGCACCGGAAGTACTGCCGAGGCCCTGACCAAAGACCGACCCCCAAGGAGGGCCGAACAGTGGCTACAGAGACGTTACCCGTGAGAGTGAGCGGAGTCTGTGAGAAATGGCACCTCCATGGCTGACATGGTCGACATCCCAACGAATGTTTTGGCGGCTGGAACCGTCGTGTTCGGAGCCGTCACTGGGGCCGTGGGCTACCTGTGGAAGGGTAAGCAGAAAGACCTCGATGATGCGCGGGCGGACCTGAAGGCCATGCAGATCAAATATGAGGAACTGCTCAAATCCATGATCGAGGCGGAGCCGGCGCGCAAGGCGGCCCTGGAAAGCATGGCCAAAGCGCTCGCCGACAATACCGCGTTGCTACGCGAGAGGATACGGCAATGAGACAGCGCCTTAAAGACGAGATCGACGAGGCCAAGATCCGCATTGAGGACCTGGAGCGGCAGGTGGCGGACGTGAGGGCCGATTCGGCGGCGGCGTCGCATGCGATCAACGTGCAGGTCCGCTACGCCAGCCGGGTGCAGAACGTGGCCCGGTCGATTCCGCCCGAGGGCAGCTTCCTGCACTCCATGCACGAGCTGATCGACGCCAGCCGGGACGCTTTACTCGCGAGGGGAAAATGAAGACCAGTGAACAAGGCCTGTCCCTCCTCATGGACCGGGAAGGGCGCATGCACACCGCCTATCGCGACAGCGTGGGTGTCTGGACGATCGGCATAGGTCACACCGGCCCCGAGGTCCACGAGGGCCTTGTCTGGACGGACGGCCAGGTGCGGGATGTCTTCGCCAAGGACATCGAGCGGTTTGAGAAGGCGGTCAACGACGGGGTCCATGTCCCGCTCGAGCAGCACCAGTTTGACGCCTTGGTGAGCTTCGCCTTCAACGTCGGCTGCGGGGCCTTCTCCAGCTCGACCATGCTGAAGAAGATCAACGCCTACGCCTTCGACGAGGTGCCGGCGCAGTTTGATCGCTGGCATATTCCCCCAGAGATCACGTCTAGGCGGAACGGGGAGAGGGAGCAGTTCAAGGGCACCGCGTTTGCGGCGACGATTCCATAGGAGAGCAGACATGACTGATGAGCAGTTCGAGAAGATCATGAAGAAGCTGGATGAGCTAAAGGAGGCGCGACAGGCGCTGCCGGTCTACTACCACGGATACCCGAACTTCACCGCGCCGAATCCGAACATCCCAGCGCAGCCGAGATACTACGACGGGCTGCCGGCGCACTGGGTCATCCCGATGTCGACGGACTAGTCATGAGCGCGATTGGGGCCTTCCTCGCCGGCAACCGCGTGGTGATCCTGACCCTGTGCGGAGCCGCGGTGATCCTAGCAGGGATGTGGCTTCTCCGGGACTACGGGAAGACCAAGGAAACGGCAGGAGCCGCAAAGGTCACTACCGCTGTTCAGGCTGATTCGATCAAACGAAGTGAAGAGGCTCGGCAGGACAAGGTGCGGGTTGATGATGCCGTGCGCGCGAAGCCGATAGACGCTGTGATCGATGAGGATTTGAAATGAGCCCGACAAGCAAACGCCGCCCAACAAGGAGCGGCGTCGCAAAGGGTAATCTCTACGCTTGGGTGCAGGCTACATGGCGGCGGCCTCTGGCGACTTTAGCGGTTGCCGGCAGTGTACTCCTCGCTGGGTGCGGCGACAAGCCGGTAGTGGTGAACACCGTGTCGGACACCTTCTGCCAACGCGTCGAGAGGTTCCACGCTACCGAGGCGGAGAGGGCAGCCCTGAAGGCCAATTCAGGCCCCCTGGAGCGGCTTATCCGGTGGGTGGCGGGAATCAACGGCCAGTGGGATGCCGAATGCCTTAAGCCTGCGAAGGGGGCTTAGGGGCCAGAGATGTTGACGACACCATGCCGACGCGTAATCGGCCAGCTCCCGGCGAGATAGCGGGACTGAGGACGCGGCGGCGCGACTGGCCCATTGCCGATCAGGTAAACCTTGCCGGGCGGCACGGCGCTCGAAACAATGATATTCATGCCCGCCAAATCCGCGCCGGTCATGCCGCATTCCTTGCGTAGGAATTCCACCGTCAGCGGGCCAACGTGGTACGCGCGTTCCGCACCATAGGTGAGTGGCATGTGGGCAAGCAGTTTGCTAAGCGTCAGCTCGGTCCGGTCGTCGTCCATCTCTTCATCCTATCACAGATCAGTGGAACTAGGTTAGGGGTGGCTCGGCTTCGCCTCGCGGAGTCCTTCAGAGAGACCTTCCGCCTTCGCAATCGCGGCGCGGGCGATTTCCCCTACGCTCTCGACGTAGTCGCCCACGACTCCATCGCCGCGTCCCATCCGCAGTTCCGCCAATTCCTTCAGCGCGGCCAGCAGATCGGGAGCGGCGGCGATCAGCGTTCGATCCCAGCCCCGAGGCGCGTAGTGCCCGCCATCTGTTTCCACGATGGCCTCAAGGGAAACCCAGTCTCCCGACATATCGCCCGCGATGAAGGCGTTCCATTCGACCAGATTGGCGGCGCTGTAGAGGTTGCCGTCTTTGGCCCAGACCCAAGGCCCCGGCGTGTGTGCAGCCATGATATTCCCCTATAGAGCAAAATTAGGACTACGCAGCCTCGCGAAGCGAGGGAACACTACTCCCGTATCAGGACAGGAAGGGGTGCCTCCGCGCTTCGCGCTCCGGGGAGTCCTGCATTACGGACCTTCCTGCTCCTTACCCAGCAAAACAGCCATGAATTCCTCAGTATCGTCTGGAAGCCTGAGGAGCCCTTCCGCAAGGGCTCCGTCGATCCATCCGCAAACGACAATCTTCGCGGCAATCCGGTTCGCGTCCTCGCTCAAATCCTCATCGACAGGCCCCGGCAGCATGTAGGCGCTAGTTGTCACATGTTCCCGCATTGCCTCTATGGCGGCGCGGGCGGCAACCCGGAAATCTTCTCGTAGGGACTCGGTCGTCATTTCCCAGTCTGCACGCCATGCTGGCTGATCGATGTGGCCTTGCAGGCGCTCAAACAGCACCCTCGCTACCTTCTCGATCATGGTCATCGCGTGGTCTCCTCAGAGGCGGCAAGTGCCGCTGTGATGGCTTCCTTGAACCCCGGCTGCGGCGTGTCTACCAGAATGCAGGTCTCCAGCACGCGCAGCCCCTTGGATTGACGGCAGGCAGGGCAGGCGCGCATTTCAACCACCTTGGAGGGCCACCAGCGCCGCGCCTCGACCCACGCGGCCTTGAGCATGGCGGGCGTGATCGTCATGTGCCGGGTGTCGTGCGGTCGCCATTTCTTCGCCCGGGCGTGTTCGTCGTTGTCTGCGCGATCATCTGTTGGCCTCCTGTCAGTATTTTATGGGCGTTTACGCTGGCATAGCAGATGGAAACGCGGGTTTGCTAAACCGTTAATGGGGGTAAACCCCATTCGAGGGTTCGAATCCCTTCCTCTCCGCCATTTCTGCATTATACGTCCGTCCCCTCTGGGGGAACAGCCGAAAAACCAGATATACTTGTGCCGGGTTTTGTGCCGCCCAGTCTCATGGCGCGCTGTTTCTCTTCGGGCGTCAGGTACTTCAAATACACTTCGGTTGTCTTGATGGAGGCGTGCCCAAGTATGCCCTGCAGGTCATAGATGTAGCCGCCGCGCCGGAGGAACATGACGGCGAAGTAATGCCGTAGATCATGGAACCGGAAGCGCACCCCCTCCCGCACACGCCATGCCCGGAAGTTGGCGGCAAAATTGGCATAGGGATGTCCGTCGCCGTGCCAGAACACGAGGGCGCTTGTGCTGTGCCGAGGTGTGCCGGCTAATGTGCCACGAGCCTCAGCCAGCAGGGGACCATCGAGCGGAATTGCGCGGGGTAGATCCGTCTTGCTGCGCCCTACCGTGATGACGCCCCGATTGAGTTCGACTTGCCGCCACGTGAGGCCCAGCAGCTCGCCCTGACGCATGCCCGTCAGGGCGGCTACCTCGATCAGGCGGGCAAAGGAGGGGGCCATGGCGACGGCCTTCTGGACCTCTTCCGGGGTAGGTATGTCGATCGGGTCGCGACGCTCCCGGATTAGGCTGCGGTCGTACTCGCGGGCGGCATTGTGCTCGGCGACGCCCCAACTGATTGCGCTGGCCAGCACGCGCGACACCGCGGTCAGGTCTCGGGTGATGCTCGCGTTCGTCACCTTGCCGGCGCGCTTTCGGGCGCTGATGATGGCGGCTATCTCACGTCGGCCGATGGTGTCCACGAACATTTCTTCAAGGGAAGGCAGCGCCAGGCCAACTTGGTTGAGGCTTATGAGGTAGCGAGTCGCGGTCGATTCCTTGATGGCTCCAGGCATGACCTCGGCGCAGTAGCGGCCAACAGCCTGTTTCCATGTCATGCGCGCATGGCCATATTGCTCAGCTTCGTTTAACTGCTCCTTCCACTTGCGGAGCCGTTTTTCCGCCTCGAGCTGATTAGGCGTTCGTAGACTTTTTCGTAGCTCCTTGTTGCCGGACTGAACGCGGCCCCAGTAGGTCTTGCCGCGCTTATAGAGGTTCCTCGCCACGTCTCTTCCTCCTTGCCGGCCACCCACTGGCGCACGGCTTCTTCGCGGAATGTCCACATCTTGCCGAAGCGAGCGGCGCTCGGGATGCCCGCCGCGAGCTTCTGCACCGACCGTAGCGATAAGCCCGTCATTTCCGCCACCCTGGTGATCTTGATGCGCTCGCTGCCCATCCGGGGGGTCCTTCGCCTATGCGTTAAAACTGGGAGAACACAGGCTGGCCGCAGGCCAGCGAGCTATCCTCTCGTCCCATTGGACGAGGGATTCAGGAGCGCGCGGATAGCAGACAGGATTTCATCGCATTGCTCTGCCCGGCAATGCCATGCGAACTGCAAGTCGTTCTTGACCATCGCGTCGGCCGATCCCCGCGCTCGATCTCTGGCCAGTTCGACTATGACCCGTATCGATTCCAGCGCCTCTTCCCGTCCACCGTCTCCCGGTGGGGAGCGGAGAGCGGCGGCAGCCAACTTGTGCGCGAGCCCTCTCATTCCAGCTTCTACGAGACAAGCGCCATCATCTGACGAGCATTTGCCGGTTCGGCGCAGCGCGCTGCATTGGTTTTCACACAGTATCTTCAAAAGCCTGTCGGCCAGTACGTCGTCTCCCCCTTGGGATGGAGGGGAGATGGGGGTGTCGCGCAAGAGCGCTCCGCCATGCGGCCCGACTTCATCGGGTGGTGCCTGCTCCAGAATAGAAATCCGGCAGCGTCGCGGGGTCAGGGACCCGTTGTCGAACTTATCGATCAACTGTAGGCAGTCCGCCTCGTCAACATGCAGCGTGGCGAGGTCCGGCACGCCTAAGGCATCGACGCCGATCCAAAGATCCTCTCCTCCCCCTCTGGTCTGGGTACCTTCCGGCTGGGCTCCTTCGATTGCCGACCAATAGGTTTCCAGTGCTGCGTCGCATTTGATATACAAAGGGTGCTTCGGCGCGCCGCTCTTGGTCTTGCCGAGGCAATGCAACGACACTCCGAGCGACCGAGCCAGCCACATGAGGCGAACGTCACGGCCATGAACAGGATTGGCGCCCCACCCGCAAAGCACGACGCCGCCCAGCGTACGGACAGCCTCTAGAGCGGATTTGATATGGCCGTCGTTCTCGCTGCCGACGCGCACGGTTGCCTTGTAGAGATCGGCAGGCTTAGTCGCGCGGAACCCAAACAGGTTGACGACGATCAGTCGGCCGCAATTTTCCCGCAAGGCAAAGCCCTTGCATCGCCGGATCGTCGGATCATCCAACTCTGCATCGGCGGTGCTCGGATTCAGCATGACAAAGACACACGTCCTGAACGCCTCGCCGACGGTTCGATCCAATCTGTAGCGATACAGGCCGCATGGGCTGATGACCGCGCTCATCTCTCCTCTCCCTCACGTAGTACGGGAAGTGACGAAGGGGGGCTCGCTGCGGCTGAACACCTCTCTCCGTCCTGTGGGGGAGGGGAAAGGGCGGCACGATGTCGATCGACGAAAGCTAGAGCCTTTTGCTTGAACGCCAGCACGCGGCCTTTAGGATCGCACTGACACGGCATCCGAGGATCTTTCAAAAACAAACATCCGGGCAGATGCCCCATCGGTGCGCGGAAGCCTTCGTCCAATAGGTCGAGTGCCTCTCGCATCGCTTCCTCTCCTGATAGGGGAGGTGTGGGCTTGTCGGTCATGGCTTCAGGGCCTCTCTGTAGTTGGCCGCGGCTTCGTCCAGTTCTTGCAGGCGTCTCTCGTGGGCGGCTGCATCGCCATCGGTGAAGCCGTTGCCGGTGCCGTCACAGCCCAGGCAGCGGATGGCGGTGTTCGAGATGATCTCGCGGCCGGTACCGTGGCAGCGCGGGCACTTCCAAAACATGCGGGGTGTCTGTCTCACGGCTATCTCTCCTTCATCGGGACCTTCAGCCGCATGCCAATCGGTGTATGCATCGCACAAGTGCCGAAAGTTGCGGTCGGACTCTTCGTCCCATTCGGAAACCGGCTCGAAGGGATCACAGCATGCGTTGATGTAGTTGCAGAGCGCGCCGTCGATCCGGTCCACCTTGGCAAGCAACTCAGCGTTCTTTGGCTCGTACCAAGGGAAAACGTCAACGATCTCGATTGCCTGTCGGAGGTGATGGCTGGCTTCGATGGTGACAGCGTCCTCCGTCAACGGGGACCCCCGCCCGCGTAAGGTGGCCTCCGCCAAAGCATGGGCCACCACTTGCACGGCATCGCCGCACAAGTCGGCCCGCAGTGGCACGGCAAACGAGGAAACCGGCTTATTGGTCATGGCGTGCCTTTCTCTCTTTGGACACGCAGCAGTTTCGGCCTGAACAACAACGACGGCTTCCACCATTGCGGCGCGTTGTGAACGGTCAGGTTGACATAGACATTGACCGTCGCGCCGCCACCTGTGGCCTTGATCGAGACGCCGCCGGACTTGCTGTCGACAAGGCGCAATATGGCCTCGGCCAACTTTTCGATGTCGCTCATATCTCTCTCCTCACCGTTTCCCCTGAAACCTTGCGCCGCCACTGTCTGTTCCAAGTGCTGCGCTTCTTGATCCCCAGGTGCTTCTGTTCGCATCTGACCGCCTTGGCGATCACGGCCACGTCCTTGGCGGTCTTGCCCTCGGCGCCCCTATGACAGCAGGACTTGCCCAGCAGCCAGCCATCTTCGAGGGTGAGGGGCTTCGTCTTGTCGACAACCAGGGCCTCGGCCAGCTTGTGGTCGATCTCTCCGTCGCCGCGCTTGAGCACCAGGCCGCAGTTCTCGCAGCAGGCGCGGCCGGCGGCGTTCGTTGAGCGCAGGACGATGGCGGCCTTCTGGGCTCGGGTGAACTCGCGGCGCTTCATCGCGTGGCCTGCATCTCCGCCCGCCGCGTCGACTCTGCCGACCGGGCAAACTCGCCCATGATCTTGGCGCCGTCGTATCGAACGCGGGCCAGGTTCGCGAGGCGGCGGGCGTCCACCATCTTGCCGATATGCTCGGCATAGCGTTCGTCACCCTTGGCAAGCGCCTCTGCCTTCCATGCGGGCTGGTCCAGATGCTCCTTGGTCAGCTTGGCGAGCAGGGTGCCCTTGGTTTCCTCGAGCAGATCCGCCGCGGCCTCGGCGTCGGCCCACAGTTCGCCCCGGCTGACGATCGACTGGGCGAAGCGCGCGGGGTCCGCCAGCGAGCTATTGGCAAGCCTGTCGCTCATGCGGCTACCGCCGGCAGGTCGTCGCGCTTGGCCTCTACCGCGGCGATGATGGCGGCAAAGTCTGGCTCGGGTAGCTTCTCGCGCAAGCCTGCCTTGTGCTCGTCCCACCACGCCTTGAGCTCAAAGCGGTTGGAACTGGTGCCGATCGCCAGCAGGGCGGTTTTGTTCAGAAGCTCGATCTCCTTGCGATCCTTCGTGACCTGGTAGGTCGAACGGGTTTCCGTCGTCAGGCCGTCCCTGCGGGCTTCGTCAGCGAACTCGCCGGGAGGCGTGCTGCCGGGGATGTGGCCACCGCTGGCGAACTCACGGGTGGTCTCGCGGACGTACTTCTCGTCCTCGAACATCCCCATGTGGATGTCCGCACCCATGCCGATCTGCTTCATGGCGTTCGACAGTGCGTCGGTGTAGGATGCCTTGAAGGCTTCGTCGTTGGTGAAAGGGCCGTACTTGTTCTTGCCCAGCACCTTGTCGCCGCCGACGCCGTAGACCGTAGCGTGCTCGCCGCCGTTTCCCGCGTCCTTGTACCAAAGCGACACAGTGCAGAAGACAAGGATTTCCTCGCCTGCAATCACCGTCTCGAACTTCGGCTCGCCCATCCCCCATCCAGAGCCAGCCGGCCCGAACTGCTCGGTAAGGCGCTTGGTAAGCCAGATAGGCTTGATGGCCGTCCCCTGGAATCCGCCCGCCCGCTTGAAGCCCTTTGTATGCCTTGGGTCCGTCTTGGAGACGGCGTTCCAGATGCGAAGGTTGTCAGACATTGAGGGGTTCTCCTTTCAAGGCGCATGCCTCATCGACGGCGCGAGCATCGCGGGCGGCGATCTCGGCGTTGATGGCGGCGATTTCTCGCTGAAGTCCCCACTTCCTCAAGATCAGGTCGCAGGTGGAGGTCATCGCCAGCGTGGGGGCGTTCGATAGCGGGTGGTGGAGGGAATCGGGCACCTAGGCCTCCTTGATCGGATGAAGCTTTCCGTCCTTGAAGGTGTTGCGCGCCGACACGCGCTGAAAACGACCCCAGTTGAGATGGCCGTTGGTGGGATGCGCGCGCTCCAGCAGGTCGGTGTAGGATGCGCGGCATTCATCAATCATTGCTCCAGCGCTGGACATCTCCATCACTGCGAGGCAGTGCATGAAGCCGTTCTTCTCGGCGGCCTCGATCGCCGCCAGCGCCTTGCGCAACTGCTCGGCGTCTACACAAAACTGCATGCTCATTGCAGGACACTCCTATTGGTTATGATGCGAAAGGGCGCGCCGCTGCGCGCGAACTACCCTCCCAGTCCTCGAACGATGGCGATGATGCCTACCGCCACGAAAGCCGGTGCGATCCAAGGCCATATGCTGCGCTTGCGGGCCATAGGCTCGACCTTGAGGAGGTCCCACCTGTCATCCGTCCCTCTGCGCATATCGCGGTGGAGCATGGCTTGGGCCTCTTTCATCGTCGGGAGGATCTCGGGGCGGGCGTTCATACGTCCCTCCGCATTGCAGCGATGGACTGAGGGGAGAACCGCCCGTAAGGCACGCCACCAGCAGCTGGGGAGATGGCGACCGCGATCCAGCCCCGCGGCGGCTCGTCATAGAGCGCCAGGGCCTCCTCGAGCGTGTCCTCGTGCTCGTACTGGAAGCGGTTGTCTGCCGTGAGGGTCACGACGTATCCGGTGCTGCGTGGCTGTGCAGATACGGGCGCGGCGGGCTGCATCAATGTGTCGGGCATGGTGTTATCCTTTCATCTTGGAGAGGGCGGCGCGGGCGATCACAGCGGCCATCCGCCGGGCATCAGCCGGGCCACGATGTCGAGCAGGCCCCACAGGGCGAACGGCGACAGGATCAGGATGGTTATGGAGAGGCGCTGGGCCTGCTTGCGGAGGCGGGCATTCTCGCAGCAGAGGAAGGTGCGGGGGCTCATGCGTCACCGTTGGTCGCGGTGATCAGGCAGGCCGATACTTCGGTGCCGGATTCCGAGAAGGTCCCGGATGGCAGGTCCTCGACCTCCGCGCCGATCTCGCGCAGCCACCCCTGAAAGGCGCGCTCCTCCTTCGACTGATTAACCAGTGCGCCGTGGTCGCAGATCGCCACCAGCGAGCCGCCTTCGCGCAGCCATCCCCATGCTTGCTGGATGTGTCGGATGGCCTGCTTGCCGGTGAACGGCGGATTCATCATGACGATGTCGAAGGGCGCGGAATGCTCCGGCAGTGTCAGGAAGTCCGCCCTCAGCACGTTAGTTGCTGGCAGCAGATCGTGCAGGAAAGGGATATTCGCGTCCCATATCTCGATGGCCCAGACCTGCGCGCCAGCATCGAGGCAAGGCCTAACGAGACGACCGCTGCCGGCGCTGGGCTCCAGCACCTTGTCGCCAGCAGAGACATTGACCCGCCGAACCATCTCCGCGGCCAGCGGCTCCGGCGTCTCGAAGAACTGATACTTGGTCTTCAGGTTCTCGACGGCGCCAGCCTGGACGCCACCGCGCAGTAACGCGGTCGGATCGGAGACGAAGACGTGCCCACCCTTGTGACGGTTCCACTTGCCGCCCAACGCTGTCAGCGCCTTGTTGACCTTCTCGTAGACGGGGCGGGCGAGCTGGCCGGGTGGCAGTTTTGCGACGGTGCCGTCGATCGACATGCCGGCAAGGATGGTGCGCGTCTCGTCGTCGAGAGCGATGGAGGCGCGCCCGCTCACAGCCGCACCCCCATGCGAGCCAACTCAGCCACCGACAGCGGCCGGTCGTTGATGTCGCCCGCATGCGCCGCCACGATGTCAGCCGGGACTCCGAAGCCTTGGAGCATGATGGCGTACCCCGGAACGCGCGCGGCATCGTGAAGGGAAACCACGGTGCCCGGGGTGGCAGACAGCGCGGCTGCGGCGAGGAGGGAGAGGGTGGGGCGCATGATCTAGGCTCCAATCCCAGCGGCCTTGGCGCGATGGATGCGCAACGCCCAAAAACCATCATCACGCTGCAGCCACTCCCCGATCTTGATGCTCTTGCCCGTTTCGTCTTCAACCTCGACGAAGCGTCCACTTTCGTGGCTGGGTGGTCCGTCGAAGACGATGTCAATGAAAGGAACCGAAGGCTTGGGCGGCGCTTCCGGTCCGCCGTGGCCTACGCACGCGAGGCCCGGCACATAGCCGTCATACCGACCGTCGATGCGCGTGTAGCGACCCTGCCCGACGTTCCAAATTCGCGCGCTGGGCGGGGGACGTCCGTAAGCTGGCTTGTCACAGAAGCCGTCTGGGCAGCCGCCGGACCACATGGGGACCGAGCACTTGCCGACGCCGTCCGTCAGTTCCTCGTGGTGCTTGCTCATGCGCGCCATCACACCACCCCCTTCAGCATCCCGCGCACGCCGCGCAGCGCCGCGATGGAAGAGGCGGCCACGCACAGCTTGTGACCGTCATCGAAGCGAACGATGAACCAGCCAGCCAGCGTGCGGTCAGGGCGGACGATCGTGGCGGCCTCGACGCGCCCAGCCGCTCCGGCGATCTGGACTTGCTGGCGGCGCTTGAAGGCTGCGGTCTTTGTCTTGGCGGTGTGGGTGGTGGGCATGTCAGCGGCCCTCCTTTCGGCGAAGGCGCTCGCGGTCTGCCAGATCAGCCAGCCGCTCAGTCATCGCGCCGTGGGCTTCGTCGCCGGCCTGCTTGTAGGCGCGGTCGAACGGGATGCCGGCGTCTTCCTTCTCGGCGAGAAGGCGCTCCATTTCGGCGAACCAGAGGTCTTTGGACATGTCAGGCTCCGATCCCAGCAGCCTTGGCGCGCTCGATGGCCTTCTCGACTTCGACCAATGCGCCCAGCGGGGTGCCGTCGCCAACGAACGTGGTGCGATGCTTGGCGAAGTAGTCGAGGAAGCGCTGGGCCTCCTCCAACGCCTCAAGCATGGCGCGGACGACGGGGTCATTGGCCACAACCTCCGCGCGGGTGAACGGAATTGCGCCCGGCGCTACGTGGTCATTGTCGACTGGCGGCGTGATGGAGAGGGCGGTGTGGGTGGTGGGCATTGCGGCTCCCGGTTCCGTGAAGTGTTCAATTTGGAACACCTCACTGTTGACGGGATAACTATGGGCCCGATTTGGGCCCGTGTAAAGCCCAAATTGTCCCCCGCATTATTTTTTTGTTGCAGACGAGGGAACTACAGCGGGAGGGAGCGAGCCTAAGCGGCTGTGATCATTTGGGAATTATACGTACGCAGTACGCGCAACTTTGCTGCTTGCATTTTAAGGAATGCAAGAAGTAGGTCTTTACGTCCGGTCTGCGATTACTTGATAATCCGTAGTCGGCGGGAGGGCTCTGCCCCGTAGATCCAGTACTCAACTGGGCGCGCCAGAAGGATCGATAACGCGGGGAGCAAGTGCAATGGAAACGCGGAACCAGGCCGGTTTTCATATTTCTTATAAGTGGTTTTCTTCAAACCTAAACTGAGAGCGAGCTGCTCCTGAGACAGGCCGCGTTCTTTCCGGGCGGCCCGTAGGCGCTCCTGGAATTCCCGATTGAATGTGGCCTCGTCCTTTGAGGGGTCCATTTAGTACCCTTTATTGCGCTACGCACAGTGCGCAATAGGACTCGGTCGCAAAGGGCCCAAAAAGTGCCTTGACGTAGGACCCGATTTGGGCCCATGCTGTGCGCATGAAAGAAATCGTTGCCCTTCTCGGCTTGGAAATCGGTGCCAGCAAAGCTGACCTCAAGAAGTGGAGGCAGCGCGGCATCGTCCCCCACAAGTACCGCCACGACATGATCGAGATCGCCCAGCGCAAAGGCTGGCCGGTCCAGAAGAGCGATTTCGACTTCAAGCCCAGCCTGAAGAGCGAAGTGCCGGCGTGGAAGAAGCGCATGGCGCGCGCCGGTCAGCAGGCAGCGGCGTGAGCGCTCAGCTCGTCCGCAACGACGATGGGCCGGTGATGTGCTTTGCCATGCCTCTGACGGGCTGGTGGCGCTGGTTCGCTTGGTATCCGGTCAAGACGTGGGACCACCGCTGGCGCTGGATGTGTTGGGTCGAGCGTCGCCTGCTCCAAACGAAGGAGCACCTGACACCACCGACGTTCACATGGTTTCAGCATCGCATTGTGAGGGCCGCATCATGAGCACTTTGCGAGAGCGCGTGATTGATGAAGCCACAGGCATCATCATGGATGAGCGCGAGGATATGCCCTCCGGCGAGATTGCCGCGCTGGTCGCAGACGCCGCCATCTCCCTCGTCTTGGAAGAGGCGGCGAAGGTGGCGGATGAGGTTGCCGACAACTACGAGGTCGACGGTTGGGGCCATGCGGCCTGCGAGTTGATCGCTCGCCGCATCCGCGTCCTTGCCAAGCCCTCTTCTCAAGACGGTGCCCCATGACCCGCCGCACCCTCGATCTTGAAGGAGTCTGGCACACCATGACTCCAGAAGAAGAAGCAATTGCTGTCAGCACAGACCCAGTTTGGACGGCAAGGCAGTTGGGTTCGGCCGTAGTGACGGCCCCTAGAACGCCGGCCGCTGAAGCCCCTCCTGCAAAGAAGCCCCAGAGGCTTAGCAGCCTGATGAACCTGCCGAAGGAACCGTACCGGAACGCCAGATACGGCAGCTCCATCACCGTCGATCCCGACTTTGACGAGGCCTGAGCCATGCGCTCCGACGATCCCATTCTGCACCCCGACCTGATCCGTGCGCCTGAGCCCGACGTGCTGGGCATCGTGACCGAAGCGCGAGAGCGCCGGAACACGTTCGAGAAGTTCGTCGAGCGCCGCGTGACGCAGATCATTGAATCCAACGCCTTTCGTCTGCAGGTGACCCGCCTGGTCGATCAGAAGCTTCAGGAGGAGGTGGATGCCATCGTGGCGCGCCGAACCCGCGAGAGTGTGAAGGAGATCGAAGCGTTGCGGCCGGCAGACGGGCCGACTGTGCTGGGAATCCTCAATGCTGTCGCCGGCGTCACGGGCTTCACCTGTGCCGAGCTTACTGGTCCGCGCCGCGCCCGTCGTGTCGCTAGAGCGCGCCAGCTCGCCTATCACCTTCTCCGCGTCCTGCGTCCCGATTTGAGCCTGCCGATGATCGGCCGCGCGATCGGCAACCGTGACCACACTTCGATCATGCACGGACTCCGGGTTGTAGCCTCCCATCGTGAGGCCCAACCGCTCAAGGCATGGCTCGCTCACCCCGCGATCGCGAAGCTGATGGAAAAAGGGAGCGCGCCTTCATGACGACGGGGCTTCTCCGACGCGCTCCCCACGCTGCCCGACAGGGGACTGGCAGCGATCTCCATCTCATTGCGGCGACGTGCCTCCCCGGGCGCCCCTCTCGTCGCCGCATCGGGCCGCTGGCTGGTTTCTCCCCTGGCTGGCGGCCCGTCTTTTCTGCTGGGCGCTGCGATTTCCGCGCACCCGGAATTTCTCTGAGCCGTCAGCCTGGCAGCGAGCCGGCTCAGGACTTTGCCAATCGGTCTCCACGTCTCTTCGGTGATGGGCTTCGTCATGCCCAGCACTGTGGAGAGGTTCATGACCGAGTTTCAGAACAAGCGTCCCGCGTCCAAGGAGAGTTCTTCCGCCATGCCGGCAATTGTCAGGGCGAATGAAATGTTTCGTGCCGTCTGCGGTCAACGCGGATGGAACGACACCCGTGAAAGCTGGATCGCGCGCGGCGCGGCCCGGTGCCGCCTCACTGTCCGCCGTGCGCGGGCCATCGTCTACCAAGAACCAATAAGGCTATCGGCCGATGAATACGTCGCCATCCAGACCGCCTTCGACGAGTTCAACCTCAAGCTTCAAAGGACCGATGCGGCTTTGGCGGCGGTTTCAAGTCTGGCGGGGAATGCGCCTGCTGAAGCGAGCCGACCAGATGTTGGATGCGGCCGGGTTCATGACGGCGCGCGCACTCGAGTTGAAGCGGGAAGCCGCCCGGCTGATCGGGAAGAACACCCAGGCGCCAAGTACTTTGCTGGATAGAGCGGGAGACGACCGATGATCAAAGCTGGCCCCATCACGCTCAAGACGCACCTCAAGGGCCTTATCGAGGAACTGGAGGCATCGGATGACCGGATCGCCTCGGAGCGCGAACTGCAGAAGGCCGCGCTGGACGCCTCGAAGGAGGCCCACGGCACCGAGGCCGCCAGTGTCCGCAGATTGGTCAGCCTGCGCCGCAAGATCGCCAAGGATCCGGCAGAGGCGCGGCGGATCGAGGAAATCGATGACCAGTACCGTTTCCTGGTCGAAGGCGGAGACCGGCCGGCGCACGCGCCCGAGGTCATGGACGAACTGAGCCGGGTTCTGGCGCTCACCAACACGTCGAAGCCGCCCAAGATCGAGGCCATCAAGAAGGCTCTCGGGTGCAGCCAGGGAAAGGCGCACAAACTGCGCTCGCTGGCTGCGGCGCGTCTGGCGAGCGGCGCGCGGGAAAGTTCAAGTTCATCGACCCCGCGTGAACATGAACATTTGGCCCCGCACGATGCAGACGGTGTTGTGCAGGAGGAGGTGGAGCGGAGCGAGGGAATCGAACCCGTCGTCATTGGTTTGGAAGACCAAAGCTCTGCCATTGAGCTAGCCCCGCAGCGCGCAGAGCCTACCACAGACGACGCTTCCCCTCCATCCGTTTTCACGGGTGAAAGGAGCGCGCCGGCACCGATCGGAGGGACGTCGGGCGGCACACCTTCAGACGACTGGGACGCCATAGCCCGCGAGCAGGCCGCCCTGAACGAGGCTCGCCGTCGTCGTCTTGCACAGGTGCCGGCATGACCGTTCGCTCACAACTCGCTCGGCTTCGCAGAGAGCACGCCAAGGCTTTCAGGCTTTGGAAGGCTACGCGCTCCCCCAGGTACTGGAAGGCGCTTCGTGACCTGACAACGGCCATCGTGGCGCTGACTGGTCGGCCCGCATGAAGCCCCGCTCGAAATATCGCAACGTGCCGACCGTCGTTGACGGCGTGCGGTTCGCGTCGAAGGCAGAGGCCGTCCGCGACTACGAACTCCACATGCTTGAGCGGGCTGGCAAGATCCGCAACGTGAAGCGCCAGCCTCGCTACCCTCTCTACGTCGAGGGCAAGCTGATCACGACCTACGTTGCCGACTGGTGCTACCAGGAGGTCACGCAGGACGGCCCTGTCTACGTCACCGAGGACCGCAAGGGCGTTCTCACCCCCGCCTTCAAGATCAAGTGGGCACTCGCGAAAGCCCTCCATCCAGAGATCGAGTGGAGGCTGTCATGATAGCAGGAAAAGCCCGTATTTCCTTGCTTATTCGCACACGCGCGAGTAGAAAGTTAGACGAGCCGGGCGGTGCTGGAAACACCTCTCCCGGCTCTAATCACAACGCTGGCACAGGAGGCCGAGCGCAATGACTGCCCAACCCTTTACCACGAATCCGTCCGTGCTTCGCGCCCTCGCAGATAGATGCGAGCGGGAGGAGCCGAGCGACAAACTGGACGCCGCGATCGCGCGGGCTGTGCTGGGCCCAAACCGCTATGTCCTGCCCTACACCACCTCCCTCGACGCTGCCGTAACGCTCGTGCCGGAAGGGTGGTGCATCGACTCTCTGGGTGACGAGGGAACTTACGGCGACGCCCAACGGTTCGAAATCACTGGATGCTCTGTCCGCCTGTCAGATGGATTTTCCGAGTCATCCTTTGGGGAGGCGAGTTCCCGGGCCGCAGCGATCTGCGCCGCTTCTCTCCGTGCTCTCGCTCTCCTCGCAGAAGGTGAAGCATGAGAGGGGAGTTCGCCCGCCAAGAGGCGGGCCTGTGTATTCCTAATTTTACTGCACAGGAAGCATCACCGACCCGACGTACGATCGCAGCATCGCCCAACCGCGCAGTGCTGGGCGGGATGCGCGCGAAGAACAACGGGCGCTACAACGGCAACGGCCGGCACTGGCAGACGCCACCCGAGGTGTTCGACCCGCTCGAGCGTGAGTTCGCCTTCACGCTAGATCCCTGCTGCACCGTCGAGTCGGCAAAGTGCCCGAAATTCTACACCGAGGCAGAGGACGGCTTGGCGCAGGATTGGCGCGGCGAGCGGGTGTTCATGAATCCGCCCTATGGCCGGGAAATCTACGACTGGACGCGCAAGGCGCGCACGTCCGGCGCTCTGGTGGTCGGCCTGCTGCCCGCGTCCTGTGACCTGAAATGGTGGCACGATGACGTCGTGGGCCATGCCGAGGTCCGATACATCCGCGGCCGCGTGCGCTTCCTCACGGGCGGTCCCTACCGTGCGTCCGGCTTCTTCGCGAGCGTCATCGTCATTTGGAGGGGCGGGGCATGACCGACTTCTCCGCTGTGGAGCGTCGCGCGCTCGAAATCTGGCAGGAACGCGAGCGCGGCATGCCCGCCCGCGTCCGTCGCATGCACCCCGACCGGTGGGACCATTGCTCTGGCGCGTGGCAGCGAGTGCTGGACCAAGCGCGCGTCGAAGTGGAGGCGAAAGCGTCTCTGACACACGAGATTGGAGCGGTAGCCCCGTCATACGGGGCGCGTAGCCTCCACTCCCCTCCCTCTCCTACCCGACAGACGAGGGGCGCATGACAGATCCATTCACGCCCGCTGACTGCGACCTGCGCGGTATGCCCTACATGCCGCTTCACGGCGATCGGCTTTTCGGCTCGGCAACATGGATAGGCGCGAACGCCGAGGCCAAGGTCGCCGCGCTACGCCTGTGGTGGCGATCCTTTGCCCATGAGGTGCCGGCTGCCAGCTTGCCGGACGATGACGTGCTGCTCGCCGACTATGCGGGCTACGGCGTCGGCATCAAGGCATGGCGCAAGGTGCGACCCCAGGCGATGCGCGGCTGGGTTAAGTGTGCCGATGGCCGCCTCTATCATCGCACGGTTGCAGAGGTCGCCCTTGAGGCGTGGGACCAGCGCAAGCGTAACCGCGAGAAGCAGGAAAAGTGGCGGCAGAAAAACCGCTCAGTAACCCCTCCTGTAACGGTTACGCAGGGGGTTACGGAACGGTTGTGTAACGCCGGAAGTGAAGGGAAGGGAAGTGAAGCTAAGGGACTTAAAGATGCACCAGCAGCGACGCGCGAGGACGAAGCCCTAGCCGAGTGGCAGAGCGGAGCGGCTGGGCATGGTTGGCGGAGTGCCGATTTCATGACCAGCACGCGCCGCTTCCGCTTCGCTGCTGCGCTCGACACCTACGGCGGGCTTGAGGGCTGGAAGCGCATTCTCGACAAGGCGTCTGAGGCTGGCTTTTTCCTCGATGACAACGGCGAGTGGCACCACTGGTTCACGCTCGACTGGCTGCTCGACCAAGACCACATCGCGCGCCTGCTTGAGGGGGCATACGCAGAGCGTCGCAAGCCTCTTGAGCGCAAATCCCGATACGGGAAATCCCCTATCGATGCGAACAGCATGCCGGCTGCCGAGGAATGGGGGCCGCGCCTGGACGGTTGGCGCAAGAGCGGTTTCTGGCCTGTGCAACTGTGGGGGCCTAAGCCCGGCGAATCGGGCTGCCGAGCCCCCGCCGCCCTGATCGGAGGAACAGCATGAAGTGGTGGCCTTTCACGTTCATCCGAAAGCATGACCTGCGCATGCTTAGGCTGGAGAACTCGACACTCCGCAGCGACCTCGGCAACGCGATGGTGGAGCTGCGCAAGCACCGCCTACTGATCGCGTCCCTGAGCACTGGCGAGCCGGAAATCACCAAGGCGATGGAGCGCGCCCGCACATGACCCCCTTCGCTACCCGCCTGTTCAACGACTGGCACGCAGGCCAGGGCGCCAAGATCAAGGACGCTCGCTCAATGGCTGTCTACGGGCAATGCCTGATGCTCGCCAAGGACCGCGCGGCAGCGGCTGACGAGCATGTGTCCAAGATCCTGCTGACCGCCGAGCAGATCGAGCTTTGCACGGAGCGGGCGCTGTCGTCGGCGCGTCTCGCCAAGTTCGGGGCTGTCCCCCGGTCGCCCGAGGAATGGAACGACCAGCGCGACCGCGTGCGTGAGGACTGGGCGGCTGAGAAGGCCAAGCCCAACGACACCCCCGCCAAGAAAGAGGCTGCATGACCCGCAAGCAAGGCTGGTACTGGGTACGCCGCACCATGAACGCGAGCTAAATCGGTCAGGAGACGGGGATGAGGAAGATGAAGCGCGAATGGACGGCGGACCACACCAAGACGCTGAAAGCATTGGTGAATATCGGCCTGAACAATGCTACAATCGCCGCGCACACAGGCCATCACGTCGAGACGGTCAGGCGCCGACGCGACGCCCTCGGGCTGCCCGACACCTACGAAGTGCGCTACGGCTCTTGGGCTGATCTGCCGGTATCGGCTCTGCGCGCGATGGAACGTGAAACACGGAGGATGGCGGCATGAGTGACAAGCCAGAGTACCCGATCAATGAGGCCATCTTCGGCCGCGCCTTTCGCGACCTGCCGGACGGCGTGGATGAGATGCGCGCCAAGTATCGCGCTCGCGGCATGATGAGCCTGCCCGAATTGCTCTTGGCAGAGGGCGTTGAGCCGGGATCAACCATCGACTTCAATGCTGGCGCGATCCTGCCGCCCGAAAAGTCCGATGGCTGATGTGTTCGCCGTCGCGGCTTTGCTGGCATACTTGGCCGTGTGCGTTTGGGTGGGCGTAGTGATTCCGCTCTTGTACGAGCGCCGCATGCGGAGGAAGTCAGACGAGCGCTGGGCAGCAAACGTCGCTTGGGTGGACGCGAGCCAAGCCGCCTATTCCGTGGCAGCACTGAGGGCCATGGAGCGAGAGACACGGAGGATGGCGGCGTGAGCGAGGAAACACACGGGTACGAATGGAAGAACCATTCAGTCTCGGTAGCTGGATTGGCTAGCCCAGCCCTCATCTCTGCCATAAGCCATGCAGAGGATGCGATGAGCCATTCGATATCGCGCGCGCTGTACGCAGACACTGGCCCGCACAAGCCACCCACGCGGTGGGAGCGCCTGAAGGCGTGGCGAGATCGCATGCGCAATCGTCTGGCCTACTGGATTGCCACGGACGACGCCTTCGATCGATGAGGGATGACTGGACCTTTGAGGATTTGGGCCGCCTCACCAGCGAAGCTATGGTCGCAGAGGACAAGGCCCTGCTCACGCGCATTTGGTGGTCCGATAATTTCGAGCCCAGTCTCGGCGCTGAGGGCGGCTTGAAAAGCATTATCATCGTGACGCCCGATGAGAAGCGAGCAGAGCGAAAGCGGGTCGAGGCACTTTTTGCCGAACGGGCTGCAATCAAGGCGCGCTGGTCCGCACAAAACCCTTGACTTCCTAAGTAGGAATTTCCCCATTTGTCTTAGGTGAGCAAATCACCGGACATAACACAGCGCCTAGACGTCAACACAGCAAAAGCTGGCCCCGACGATTGCTGGATTTGGACGGGTGAGGTAGCGCCTACCGGCTACGGTACCCTGAAGGTCGGCAATCGGAACGTGCGAGCCCATAGGCTCGTGTATGAGTTGAGCCACGGTTCAATCCCAGCCGGAAAGCTGGTTTGCCATCGCTGCGATAATCGCCGCTGCGCAAACCCAGCCCATCTGTTCATCGGCACCCATCGAGACAACACCCAAGACATGATCGCCAAGGGGCGTGATCGGTTTTTCGGGCGCGAAAGCGTAAGCCGTCACCGGCGCGAAGAAGTGGACACCTGGCGCGATGTTTGTGCGCCGGACAGCCACGATTTGCGCATTCCGTAACGCAACAGCGAGCATCGGCACATGGCCGCACAGGCCACTCATCATCAAGCAGTCCAGGATTTCCTTCCCGTCCTCGAAAACTGGTTCGGGCAGGACATGGCGTTGCTGTATCGCAACCCGCCGGCCCGCAAAGACGGCATCCTTATGGGATGCCCGATCTTCGGCGAGAAATACCTCGCCCGATTCGAGCAGTATTGTCTGCCGTCCCTGATGGCCCCGCAGAACCTGGCTGTCCTCAAGGGCCGTGCCCGCCTGGTGCTCTACACCGACGCTGACAGCTTCATCCACCTCTGGTCTATCACCCGCAAGCTGGAAGGCCTGGGCATCGAGGTCCAGCTTCCCCTGATCCCGCCCGAGGTCATGGCGCACTTCCCCCGTGGCCTGCATCCCGACGACCCGCGGCAACTCAACAAATACTGGATCCTTGGCGTCGCGCAGAACGTGCTGGTGCAAATGGCCGGTCGCGCCGGCATGGCCTTCCACGCCCTGCACCCCGACCACGTCTACGCCCAAGCCTACTTCCCCAACATGGACCGCCTCCTCAAGGCCGGCCACGACAACCTCGCCCAGACCGGCATCAGCGCCAATATCCAGACCGCGGCGGCTGAACTCGAGAAATACCGCCTGTCTACGGGCGAACTTGTCATCAGCGATCGGAACCTCGGCGACCTTGGTTGGCGTCATCTCCACAAGCAGACCCGCGCCAGCCTGATGAACTCGGCCGACATGGAGAACAGCCTTCCGCATAGCCATTTCCTGGCCTGGCAGGGCAGGGACGCCCTCCACCTCTACAGCTGCCACATGAACGCCGTGCACCTCTCCCCGGCCAAATGCGCGGCTGCAGGAACGCGTCTGCCGGCCACCCTTGACGCTGAGTTGCCAAGCTTCATGGGACAGGAATTCTACGTCCCCACCCCTGAAGATGGCCTGACCTTCATCGAAGTAAGCGACGACACCAAGGAAGCGGAGGAGGGCGACGTGCCCTTCACGGAATTCGCGCGCCGCTGGTGGCTTCACGTCCGCTTCTCCGACGACTGGATGAAATACTCCAACACCGTCTGCAAGGTGCCCATCCACGAGCAGGACAATTTCATCAGCGATGAGGAAATCGAGGCGCAGCACGAAGCCTTGGTGAGCCGGCTCGAGGCGGCCAAGGGCGATCTCGCCATTGCCTTCATCCAGAAGCTGGGATCGGCTTAATAATGAGCGCAGCCCTACTTACGCGCGGCGCCCTGTTCGCCGACTACATTGATCAGCCAGACACGGCCAAGCGAACGAGGCTTGCCGTGCAGGCGATCCCGTTTGCTCTGCCGGAGAGGCCTGTAACCAGGCAGGACGAGCACGCGCGGGCCGGCCGCATCAATCAGAAGAGCCAAGCGCTGGGGGCCGATCAATAATGGCCCTGACAGCAAAACAGCAGCGTTTCGTTGCTGAATACCTGATCGACCTGAACGCCACGCAGGCGGCCATCCGTGCCGGCTACAGCGAGAAGACCGCCTACAGCATTGGCGGCGAGAACCTGAAGAAACCTGAAATTGCCGATGCCGTGGCTGCAGGGCAGGCCAAGCGCGCGGGTGTGGTCGAAATCACCGCTGAGAAGGTGCTGCGCGACCTTGAGGAGGTGCGCGTCATGGCCCTCAAGGACGGCGCCTATGGGCCGGCCGCCAAGGCCATCGAGCTTTGCGGCAAGCATATCGGCATGTTCGTTGAGCGCAGCGAAAGCAGCGTGACCCTCAACAACGCGATCGATCGGCCTCCGCAGGAGACGCGAGAGCAGTGGATCGCGCGTAGGCAAAAGGAGTTGGCGGGTGCGATGGGCCCCACAGCCGGGACCGCAGACTGATGCGATCACAGCCAACTGGTGCGAAGAGCTGTTCTACGGTGGTGCCGCAGGCGGGGGGAAGACTGACTTCCTGCTGGGCGACTACCTGCAGGACGTGGAGCACTTCGGCGCGGCGTGGCAGGGCATCCTGTTTCGCCGCTCCATGCCTGAGCTCGAGGAAATCATCGGGCGCAGCCAAGAGCTATTCCCGCAGACGGGCGCCGTATGGCGTGAGCAGAACAAACGCTGGCACTGGCCGAACGGGGCCAAGCTTCGGCTGCGCTACCTTGAGGCCGACCGCGACGCCACGAGATACCAGGGCGGCGCGTACACATGGATTGGCTGGGACGAGCTTGGCCAGCATCCCACGCCTTTCGGCTACAAATACCTGCGCGGACGCCTTCGCTCGGCTCATCCCGTCAGCCGCAAGCGCATCCGCTCGTCTGCCAATCCTGGCGGCGTTGGCCACCACTGGCTTAAGGCCAAGTTCGTGACCCCGGCTCCCCTGGGTGGCGTCCTGCTGAAGGACCCGGACACGAATGGCGACGTGATGTTCATCCGCGCCAAGCTGGCGGACAACAAAATCCTCGTGGCCAACGATCCACAGTATCGCGAGCGCTTGAAAGGCATGGGCTCGGAAGCGCTCGTCAAGGCGTGGCTGGATGGCAACTGGGATGTCATCGCTGGGGCGTTCTTCGCGGAATTCGATGTCGAGAAGCACGTCGTTCCGCCGCAGCACCTTCCCGAGGACTGGCCGCGATTCCGGTCGATGGACTGGGGCTCTGCAAAGCCCTTCAGCGTGGGCTGGTGGGCATTGAGCGATGGTTCTCTGCCCGCGTTCCCGCGCGGCGCACTGATCCGATACCGAGAGTGGTACGGCGTGAAGACCAAGGAAAACGGCACATTCGAGCCCAATGTCGGCATCAAGTTGCCGGCTGAAGACGTGGGAAGCGGCATCGCCGAGCGCGAGGCTGCGGAGACGATCAACAACGGCGCGTCGGTGCTCGATCCCTCGGCTTTCGACAACTCAGGAGGCCCGAGCTACGCGGAGCGCATTACCAACGGTGGTGGCAAGTCGGACGAGGGCGTGAGCCGCGTCGCCTTCCGCAGGGCCGACAACAAGCGCGTAGGCAAACTGGGCGCCATGGGTGGCTGGGATCAGGTCCGCGCCCGCCTCAAGGGCGAGAACGGCAAGCCCATGATCTATTTCTTCGAGACCTGCACGCACGCCATTCGTACGTTGCCAGCCCTCCAGCATGACGAACTCAGGCCCGAGGACGTGGACAGCGAGGGCGAGGACCACGCGCCCGACGAGATCCGCTACGCCTGCATGAGCCGCCCCTACCTGCCCAAGAGCATGCCGAAGGAGGAGCCGGTGTTCCCCGGCATCCCGATCGGCGGGGCTCAGCCCGGCGTGCGCATCAAGACGCCGACCATGGATCAGCTGTGGAAAGACCACGCCAAGGGAGCGACTGAGTAATGGCCCTCGCACCAGCCCTCTACGACCCCCCGGCGACCGAAGACGACCAGCGCGACGGGCCGCCCAAGCGCACCCCCGCGCAGATCGCACAGTATTGGCTCGACGCCATCCAGTCGGCCGAGAAGAAGCGCAAGCCCTACATCACGCGCGGCAAGCAGATCATCAAGCGCTTCAAGAACAAGCGCACCCTGACCACGCTGGGCGTGCCGGTCGCCACGCGGCGCATGAACGTCCTGTGGAGCAACGTTCAGACCCAAAAGCCGGTGCTCTACAGCCAGACGCCCAAGGCCAACGTATCGCGCCGCAACAAGGCCAAGGACCCCATCGGGCGCACGGCGGCGATTGTCCTCCAGAATTGCCTGCAGAACTCGCTGGGCATGGAGGACTTCGACTACGTGATGGGGCAGGTGGTCGAGGATCGCCTGCTGCCGGGCTGCGGCGAGGCCATGGTCGAATACGTGCCCGAGGTGGCCGAGGACCAGGTGGGATGGCAGGCCGCAGAAACGCGCTACCTCAATTGGCAGGACTTCCTGACCAACGTCGCCCGCACCTGGCAGGAAGTGACGTGGTTCGCCTACAAGGTCTATCTCACGCGCCGCGAGTGCTACGACGTTGCGCTGACCAACTCCAAGACCGATGAGAATCCCGAGGGGGACAAGGCCTTTGCTGACGACGTATGGCGGGAAATCACCCTCGACCACAAGGAGGACAAGAAGGCTGACGGCTCGGAGATGCGCGACGACACCGCGCCGGCCAAGGCTACCGTGTGGTGCATCTGGGACAAGACCAGCGGCAACGTGATCCAGATCTCGCCGGGCTACCCCAAGGCCCCGCTGGGCGTGATGCCGCCGCCCGTGAAATTCGATGGGTTTTTCCCCATCCCCCGCCCGTTGCAGAGCACCACGTCGAATGACAGCACCATTCCGGTGCCGGATTTCGAGCAGTACGTGGACCAGGCCGACGAAATCGACCTGCTGACCCAGCGTATCGGTATCCTGACGAAGGCCCTCAAGGTGCGTGGCTTGTACCCCGCCGACATGGACAGCCTGAAGCTGCTGGCCGACAGCGGCGACGCGGACATGATCCCCTACGACCAGTTCCAGCTCATTCAGGAGCGGGGCGGGGCCGAGGGGCTGATCGTGTGGTTCCCGGTCGAGACGATCGCCAAGACCCTGGTGCAGTGCATCGAGCTTCGCCAGAACGCGCTCGAGATCATGTACGAGATCACGGGCATCTCGGATATCCGCCGTGGGCAGACCGAGGCCAGCGAGACGGCGACGGCCCAGCAGCTCAAAGCGCAGTACGGCGCGGTTCGGATTCGCGACAGCCAGCGCGACGTGCAGCGCTTCATCCGCGACCTGTTGCGGCTCAAGGCTGAGATCATCTGCGAGCAGTTCTCGCTGGAGGTGATCAAGGCCATGGCGGGCGTGAAGCTGCTGAGCGAGAAGGAAAAGCAGCTTGTGCAGCGCGCCGCGCAGATTTGGGACCAATTCGGCCAGATGGCTGCTCAGGCCCAGCAGGAGGGCGTGCAGCCGCCTCCGCAGCCGCCCGTCCCCCAGCCGTCCCCCGAGATGATCGAGGCGCTGGAGGAACCCTCGTGGGATCAGGTGATGGGCATCCTGCGCAACGAGAAGCTGCGCGGCTTCATCGTGGACGTGGAGACCGACTCGACCATCGAGCCCGACCAGCAGGCCGCCCAGCAGTCGGCGTCCGGCTTCGTGGAGGCCGTGACGGCGTTTATGACCGCGGCACTGCCGATCGTGCAGGCCGAGCCCCAGGCAGCCGACATGATGGGCGAAATGCTGTCATGGGCGGCCAACCAGTGGAAGGGCGCCGATACGATCGTGGGCTCGATCGATGAGTTCGTGGACAAGGTCAAGAAGAAGGCCGAGGAGGCGGAAAAGAACCCGCCGCCGCCCCCGCCCGAAGTGCAGGCCGAGCAGATCAAGGCTCAGGCGGAAGGCCAGAAGGCGCAGGCCGACGTGGCCATGGTGCAGCTCAAGGCCAACACCGAAGCGCAGCAGGCCCAGATGGACATGCAGGCCAAGTTTGCCGAGTTCCAGATGGAGATGACGAAGCTCCGCGCGGAGATCGAGGCGCTTGCCCAACAGAACCAGCTCAAGGCCGAGGACATGGTGCGGAGCCAGGAGGCGGCCGAGCACGGCCACGAGTTGAAGCTGGAGACCATGGACGCGCAGGCGCGGGCTCGACAGGAAGCCGCGGAAACTGGAGGTGCAGATGCGTAAGCGATACCGCTACGACGCCGACTTGGATTGCGTGGTCGAGATCGGCGGCAACTACTTCGAGGAGCGCCCCCAAGGCCCCAACGTCATCAGCGACGCCATCGGCGGCGTGAATGGCGTGCTCCACCTGCCGAGCGGCAAGCACCTCGACTCCAAGAGCGCGCACTACAAGGAAAACAAGCGGCGCGGTCTGGAGCATGTGGGCAACGAGGAAAACTTCGCCAGCAAGCGCGAGAAGCCCAACGGGGATTACTACGTGCGCGAGGCCATCACGGCCCAGCAGCAGATCGCTGGGAATTGGAACGGCACTGCCGACTGGCTGGCTCGGCAGAAGGAGCGACGCCAGTGAAAGATTTGCAAATCGTAGAATCGGCATTCGGCCCCACAATTCGAATCATGGGACCGCCCACCGGGCGGCCAGGAGAGCGCGTGTTTATGGCCTGCTTTCCTCAAGACTTCCCATACAGGAACACAACGACTTCGCGTGCCGAAGCAGAGCGCGAGCTAGAGCGCCTTCAAATTCTAGAATCCTGCAGCCTCCTAAACTAGCCGGAAGGAATACCCATGGCTGACCCAGACGCCCCCGATAACGTCATGGACGACGTTCTGGCCGCACAGCGCGAGCTTGCCGGCGAGACGCCCGAGGCACCGCCGCAGGAGCCGGTCGAGCAAGAGCCACCGCAGGAGACCGCGCAGCAGGCCGCTGACCGCGCCCGCGACGAAGCCGGCCGGTTCAAGGCCAAGGAGCCTGAGACCAAGCCGCGCGAGACGCTGACGCTCAAGGACAAGCCGCAGACCGAGCAGCCTCAGGCACAGCCGGGCACGCCTGAGAAGCAGCCAGACCAGCCCGTCCCGCCGCCCGCCGAATGGAAGGGCGCCGGCAAGGTCCAGTGGAACAAGCTGCCCAAGGCGGTGCAGGCCGAATTGCGCGAGACCTACGAGAGCGTCGCCGCCCAGCGCGAGCAGTACGCCCCGCTCGAGGCCGCCATCGCCCCGCATCGCGAGGTCCTGCTGCGTGACGCCGGCAGCGTCGAGAACGGCGTCAATCAATTGATGCAGTTCTACCGCGCGTACCTTGACAATCCCGCTGGGCTCATCCAGCATATCGCTCGCACACGAGGCATTGACCTCGGCGCGCCGCAAGGACAGCCCCAGCCGGGCACTCCGCAGCCGACGCCCGACATCAACAGCCTCATTGCGCAGACCGTCCAGCAGGCAATCGCTCCGATCCAAGAGCGTTTTGCGCAGACGGAGAACCAGCAACTCACTCAGACGATCGAGTCGTTTCGAGAAGATCCGAAACACCCATACTTCGAAGACGTGCGCGTTCAGATGGGGCAGCTCCTGACCGCCGCCGCGAAGATGGGCCAGAAGATGACCCTCGATGACGCCTACGATCAGGCGATTTGGGCCAACCCAGCCATTCGGGCGCAGCTACTAGCTGACCAGGCCGAGGAAGCGAAGCGAAACCAAACCGCGCAGGTAGCAACGGCCCAACGGGCTCGCGCCGCCTCACTTCGCGGTTCGCCGCTTCCCAACCCCTCGGGAGGAGCGAGCCAAGGTTCATCGGTCCTCGATGATGTCCGCGCAGCAGCCGCGGAGATGGCGGGGACTTAGCCGTAGGAAACTAGCATGGCCGTGCCCGGCAATATCGGTGATCTCGTCACCACCACCCTGCGCAATCGCACCCGCAAGCTTGCGAACAACGTGACGCGCAACAACGCCATCCTGCGCGAGTTGAGCAAGCGCGGCAACGGCCTCATGCCGTTCGATGGCGGTCGAGTAATCGACCAGGAAATCAACTACGCCAACAACACCAACGCGACCTGGTACGCCGGGTACGAGACGGTGGCGATCAATCCGCAGGAGACTTTCTCCATGGCGGAATTCGACATGAAGCTGCTCGCGGTCGCGGTCAGCATCAGCGGCGAAGAGATGCTGAAGAACAGCGGCGCCGAGCGCTCGATCAACCTCGTTGCCTCCCGCGTCCAGAACGCCGAGGACACCATGGACAACGTGGTGGCCGGCTCGATGTACTCGGACGGCACCGGCTCGGGCGGCAAGGAGATCGGCGGCCTGCAGTTGCTGGTGGCCAAGACCCCGACCAACACCGTGGGCGGCATCTCGCGCTCGACGTGGCCTTTCTGGGCCAACATCGCGCAGAGCGGGACGACCTTCACGGGCGCCGCCATCCAGGCCAGCATGAACACGCTGTACCTGCAGCTGGTTCGCGGCAACGACGGCCCGAAGATCATCCTGGCCGACAACACCTCGTATGCGGCCTATCTGGCCAGCATGCAGACCATCCAGCGCGTCACGGACCCCGACTGGGCGAGCGCCGGCTTCAAGAACCTCGCCTACATGGGCAATGTCCCCGTCATCCTCGACGGCGGCTATCAGGGCTCGACGGCGCCGCCGCCCGGCCCGGCCATCGGCGGCTCGCCTGCCTCGACCATGTACTTCCTCAACACGAAGTACCTGCATTTCCGCCCCCACCAGGACCGCAACATGGTCGTGATGGATCCTGACCGTTACTCCACCAACCAGGACGCTGTGATCAAGCTGATCGGCTGGGCGGGCAACATGACGATCAGCAACGGCTTCCTCCAGGGCGTCCTGTTCTAGGCGCGGGAATAGGAGAAATCACATGACTTACACTCCCAATTGGGTTTCGGTGAACCTCCAGCTTGGCTGGCCCGCTCCTGGCACCGTCGACACCGGCAAGGTGGGCAGCGACGGCACGACCGTCGTTGACACCACGGTGCCGATCGGCACGCAGGCGCAGTTCCGCGACACCAGCCCGCTGGGGCTCGGGACTGGCACCTTCATCTTCCTGCCTGGTGTCACCAACACCGCGCGAGGCGACGTGGTCACCTACCGCCTCAGCAACGGCGGCGCCTCCTATGACCCGATCAGCGACGGTGCGGCTACCGCGCGCTGGACGGGCACCGGCAACACGGGCGCGCCGCTCGCGGTCGCCACGGCAGCCACGGACATCCAGACGAAATGGGGCTGGTACCAGGTCCAGGGTGCCGCGGTGGTCAACGTCACCGGCACGATCGCGGCGGGCAACTCGGCCTACTTCGGCCAGACTGCCACGCTCGGCGCCACGGTCGCGGGCGGCAAGCAGGTCCTCGGCGCTGTCGCCAACTCGGCGGCCGGCGGCAACCTCGAGTCTGGCAAGGCGGTCTACACCCTGAACAACCCGACCGTTCAGAGCCAGATCACCTAGAGGGCGTCACCTGGCGGGGCTTCGGCCCCGCCACTCTTTTCATCAACCCGGAAGCCCAAGGAGGCCATGGACTCATGAACGACCAGCCGCAGAGCTATCGCTGGAAGGACCCCAACCTCGGTCCGAACGCGCCCGCCCTCTACCTCTATTTTCTCCAGGAATCGCATGTGAACGTGGCCGAGACTGAGAAGGCCGGTGTGCAGACCTACGACAACGTGCTGGTGGGCTACATCGCGCCGACGCCGCAGTCGAAGTCCAACGCGGCCCACGAGATCCGCCGCACCCTGCCGGACGGCACGGTCAAGAACCACCCCATCTATTCGATGAAGTACGCCGAGCAGCTGAAGCACTACGACGCCAACGTGTCGGCCGAGTCGCTGGGCACCCCGCTGCGCGACCTCATCGGCATGACGCCGGCTACCATCATGAACCTGAAGGCCCGCGGCGTCGCCACGGTCGAGACCCTGGCCGAGATGCCGGACTCGATGGGCACTGAGTTGATGGGCTTCTGGGAATTGCGCGATCGCGCCAAGAAGCACCTCGAGCTTCGCGAGAAGGAAGCGCCGATGGTGCGCATGGCCGCGATCGAGGAGCGCCACAAGAACGAGGTCGACGCGCTGCACCGGCAGATCGAGGACCTGTCGGCCCGCGTCGAGGCCAAGGCCGAGAAGCGCGGCCCGGGCCGTCCGCCCAAGGTTCAGGAAGCCGCCTGATGGCCGGTCCGGCGCAGGGTAATATGATGCAGCTTGCAGCGGCTTTGATGCGCAATCGCGCGCCTCAGTCGCGACCGGCGGCATTTGCCCAGCCCTATGCCGGCCCGACCAATGACGGCGGATTGCCGCCGTTCCAGATCCCCGGCCTGAACAGCGCACCCTCGATGGTTCCGGCCGACGTGGTCCGCAACACCCAGCCGACTGCGGCGTTGCCGTCCATGCCGCCGGTCACCGTGACGGCCCAGGCACCGCAGATGCAGCCGCAGGAGGCGCCAATGCCCGCCCCCGAAGCGCCGGCAATGTCCCCGCCCCAGTCTGTGCGCAGCGATGTGATGGCTGCGCTTCAGCAACTACAGGCGCAGGGCAAGCTTCCCGAGCAGTGGAAGGGGGCATTTTCTCCAGGCTACGGCGAGCCCGTATGACCGCTCTTTCGATCATTCAGACGGTTTGCGCGTGGCAGGCCTTGCCCATCCCGACTGCGCTCTTTTCGTCGATGGACCCGCAGACGGTCGAGATGCGGTCGCTCCTGAACGAAGAAATCGGTGAACTCGCCCGCTGGCCCGACTCGCTATGGCGCAAGCTCATGCGCCAGCACACGTTCATCAGCGAGGATTCCGACGTTCAGACGTTGAGCCCGCTGCCGGACGATCTCGAGTATATCATCCCCTCGACCATGTGGGACCGCACGATGACGCGGCCCTGCCTGGGGCCGATCGACCCGCAGACGTGGCAGGCATGGAAGGCGCGGCCGATTCTGACCAGCGTGCTGTGGGGCTGGCGCCTACGCGGCAACGAGTTCCTGACGGCGCCCAATCCTCCAGCCGGCGATACGGTCTGCTACGAGTATGTGAGCAATCTGTGCGTCTATTCGGATGGCGCCACGACGCCCGACAAGCAATATTTCACGGCCGACAGCGATACCAGCATCTTCAATGAGCTGATGGTGGCCCGCGGCGTGCGCTGGCGCTTTCTCAGCCAGAAGAAACTCGACTACACCCAGGAATATCAGGTGTGGATCGGCCTGGTGCAGCGCGAGGTCAGCCGCAACAAGGGCATGCCGGTGCTCAATGCCGCCAATCCGACGTGGCCGGCGCTCGCGGGGCCGTATGTGCCCTCGTTCGGTTTCCCTGGGCCTACCTGATGGCGGACGAGCTTCAACAGCTCGCCCCACAGCAACTGTGGCGTAGGCAGGTCGCGCAGAGGCTTGGAGGGGGTGGCGCGGTGCTGTCGGTCAGTGCAGTGACCGGATTCTCCTATCTGCCGGTCGTGGGCGGCGTGCCCACCGGGACCCCCACGCCTGTGAGCGGGCTGTCCGCGATCTGCATCAGCAGCACGGACTACCGCCTGTATTGGTTTGTCGGCGGCGCGTGGCGGAAGGCTGGTCCCTGATGTTCATTCCGGCCTCCCTCGATCCGCGCTTTCGCCTGAAGAAGCAGAAGGCCATGTCTTTCAGCCTGCCGGCTCCTGTCGGTGGCCTGAACGCGCGCGATGCGCTGACCAACATGGAAAAGCAGGATGCCGTCATCCTGAACAACGTATTTCCCGAGGCCACGACGCTTTCAGTGCGCGGGGGCTATGTCGAGTCTTCTACGGGCATGACGGACCCGGTGCGGTCTTTGCTGACGTGGAACGGCCTGACGGGCGCCGACAAGCTCTTTGCAGGCGCTGGGACGGCCATCTGGGACGTGAACACAGCCACGGCCTCGACCGTCGTCACCGGGCTCACCAACGTCGATTTCCAGTGGACCAACATTAAGACGCCTGGCGGCATCTTCCTCGTCTACTGCAACGGGGCCGATGCTGTCGGGCATTACAACGGCACGGTATGGGCCAACCCGGCCATTACGGGCGTGACGAGCTCGACCCTGATCAATGTCTGCCAGTTCAAGGAGCGCCTGTGGTTCGCCCAGCGCGATTCGCTGGATGTCTATTACCTGGGGCTGCAGTCGATCTCCGGGGCCGCGACGCTGTTTCCTTTGGGCTCCGTCTTCCGCCGCGGCGGCTATGTGATCGGCATCGGCACCTTCTCCAATGATGCAGGCGAGGGGCCTGACGACTTCCTGACGTTCATCACGAACAACGGGGAAATTGCCGTCTATCAGGGAACGGACCCCAGCAGCATCAACACCTTCGCCCTGGTGGGCCGGTTTGATGTCGGCATGCCGCTCGGCCGGCGCTGCACGGTGCGGGCCTCTGGCGACCTTGGCATCATCACGCAGGACGGCGTGGTTAGCATGCAGGCAGCATTGCGGTTCGATCGCGCCAGCATTCAGCGCGCAACGATCACGGGCAAGATCCAGACGCTCTTCAGCCAGTACGCCCAGGACTACAAGCAGAATTTCGGCTGGTCGCCCTGTATCTTCCCCAAGTCGCGCTATTTCATCGTCAACGTCCCGGTTTATTCCGACTCGAGCCAGATCCAGCTCGTAATGAACACGATCACGGGGGCCTGGTGCCGTTTTACGGGCATGGCGGGGCCTTGCTGGGGTGTGGCCAACGACCGACTGTATTTCGGTGGCAACGCCGGGACGGTCTATGAGGCCAATGTCGGCTATCTCGACAACGCGACCACGAATATCGAATGGGAAGTGCAGACCTCCTGGCAGATGCTGGCCGGGCCGACCAACAAGGCCTTCACCATGGTACGGCCGACGATGGTCGTGGGGACGGGCGTGCGCTTTGGCATCACGGTCAACGTTGATTTCCGCTCGCAGGCGCCCGTGATTGCCCTTGATGCTCTGTCCGCCGGGACGGCGACCATGACCTGGCCATGGACGTGGCCGGGGACCTGGGGCGGCCAGAGCGTTATTGACCAGCGGTGGCAGTCGTTCGGCGTGTTCGGGACGTGGTCGAGCGTCTACATGGCGGGGACGGTGCGCGATGGCGGCTGTTCGATCAACGATTTCGAGTTGATCGCGGAGAAGGGGGGACCGCTAGGATGAAGCGCCGCCTGCTCTGGGGGCACGACCAGACGGTTATCGACTTCGTGGCCGAGCGCGCCCCGATCGAGCGGCCCCTGTGGCGCGATCTCTACGCCGGCATTGGGATCCTGCGCGAAGATGGCGGCCTGATCGGCGGCATCGTCTTTTCCGAGTACAAGCCGCAATTTTCTACTGTTGAAGTGAGCGTTGCTGGAGTAACATCGTACCTGTTCGACACCCAAATCTTCCGAGACATCGGCGTCTTCGTATTTGGACAGTTGAACATCCTCAGAGTTTCAGCGCGCACCTGCGATTCCAACTTGCGAGCCAAGGCCATGTTGAGGGCCATCGGCTTCAAGAACGAAGGCGTAAAGGTGCACTATTTTGGCCGGGGCCATCATGCCAGCGATTGGCGGGTTATCCGTCCGGAATGGGAAGCAAAGTGGGGCTCGGTAGAGCTCCAGAAGGCGGCCTAGATGCAAGGCGGTGGCGGCAGCGCACCAACCTTCAACTCTCAGTACGTGTCGCAGCAGCAGGACAAGGCCAACGTCCTAGCTGGCGTCGATACCATGCGCCTGAACAACGTCAACCAGATCACGCCGTATGGCAACCTGAGCTATGCCGAGACGGGCGGCACGCACGACTGGAACGGGAATTGGATTCCGCAGTTCACGGCGACGCAGACGCTTTCCCCCGAGCAAAAGGCCATCTACGACAAGACCACGGGACTGCAGAGCGGCGCGCTGGACACGGCCAAGACGGCCCTCGGCAACGTCAACTCGGCGCTCAGCACGCCGCTTAATTTCGACGGCCTTCAGGAAATCAAGGACCAGGGCCAGTTCCGCGACGACGCCTACAACGCCATCTCGGCGCGCGGTTCCAAGTCGATCGCAGATGCCGAGAATGCCCAGAAGGTCCAGCTCGCTAACGGAGGCGTTGCGGCGGGGTCGGACGCCTATGCCCGCGGCCTGCGCGAGTACGGCGAGGCTCGCAACGATCTGGCCAATACGGCCCTGCTCGGTGCGACGCAGCTTGCCGGCGAGAATATCAACCAGGCCGTCGGGCTCCGCAACCAAGGCATCAACGAGCGCCTGACGCTGCGCAACCAGCCGATTCAGGACCTGACGGCGCTGCTAGGCTTTGGCGGTGGCGTGACGCAGCCCAACTTCGTGAACACGCCGCAGAGCCAAGTTCAGGCTACCGACGTGACCGGGCCAGCCATTGCGCAGTATCAGGCCCAGCTTCAACGCCAACAGCAACAGGCTCAGTCCAGTAACGCGCTGATGGGGGGATTGTTCGGGTTGGGCGGCTCGATCCTCGGCGGCACTCTGGCTGGTCCCTTGGGGGGGAAGATCGGCGGCAGCCTGTTCGGCTTGGGCGGCAGCGCCGCAGGGAGCGGTACCCAGTGGTAACGCTACTCTCTGATCGGAAGGTTCAAGCGTTGGGTCGTGCCCGATTGGCCCGGCCAATCATTGAACACGGCATCCATGATGTAAGGCATGACAACATTCAGGTTGGGGATGCTGCCTACGCTTGTCGCCGTGGATTCGTAGACCACAGCGGGTTTATTGGCGGTCGTTCTCTTGGCATCAAGGATGTAGACGCGCACACGCCGTGTGTAGACGGTATCCTCCACGGGAGCGTATCCGGTAACACCGAAGGTCGGGGGCGTGTAGGTCGAGCCCGAAATAGGTGTTCGGCCGACATATCCCGTAGTGGTCGTAGTCGTGCCGCCCCCGGTCTGTCCGTAGACCGGAACGGAAGACACCGTGGTCCGGCCGCCGTCTATAACATAGGTCAGGAAAACAGCCAGGTCCGCTTCGGAGGCGTAATCGACCCGGACAAGGCCCTTGTTAGTCAGGCGCCTGGATACAAGGTTGGCGTAGTTCCGCCACTCAAGACTGCCTTCTTGATCCGGGATCGGCACCATGGCGAAGGTCTTGCCCGTGGGGGCTTCCTGCAGCGTATGGAAGGCCGTCACTTCTGTTTGAACGCGCGGGGTTGTCGAGCAGGCGCCCAGCAAGACGGCAAGCACCAAAGCAATATATCGCATCGTTATTCTCCGCCCCGTCGGGCCGGACAATACCAGCATCACCATGCAACCGCTAGGGGTGCCCGATGAGCGACGCCCTCGCTGCCGCCCTGCTGGCGACCCAGAAGCGCCAAGCCGATCCGAACGAGCGTTATCGCAAGTACGGCGAAATGCTCATGCAGCAGGGTGCCAGTACGGCCCCCGTGCGCTCGCCTCTGGAGGGACTTGCTCGAGCCCTGACGGGAGCCGCGGGCGGCTTCTTTGCCGGACAGGCAGACCGCACACAGGAAGAGAAGCAGAGGCGCACGCTTGAAGGCCTGTCGTCTGCCCTTGCGGCGCCGGATGAAGCCTCGCGCAATCAGATCCTGCAAGGCCTGAAGGGCGACCCGGATATCCTGGCACCGTTCCTGGCCACGACGCTTTCGCAGAAGATCGCCGACGAGCGGAAGAACGGTATTCTTGACCGCCGGCTTGATGCGTCTGGCGTTCCTGGCTTGGGCGGCGGGACGGGTCTTGGCGGCGGCCAGCCGGGTCCGCTCACCATCAACATGACTCCGCTGCCTAATCAGTCGGTTGCGCCGGGCGCGTTCGCGAACAACACCGGGAATATTCGAGCAACCCCAGGTGTGTCTTTCCCCGGACAAGGCGCGCCGCAGAATGGCTTTATGACGTTCGAAACGCCGCAAGCGGGCGTCAACGCGCATCTGGCCAATCTGCAGGCCTATGGGAAGGCAAATCCCAATATCACGGTGGCGCAGGCAATCGCGAAGTGGGCGCCCCCGACAGAGAACAACACCCAGCAGTATATCAGTCAGGTGGCGGAGGGGACGGGCATCAATCCCGGCATGCCGCTGGCGGAGGTGCTGCGGGACCCCGCGATGGCGGCGCAGCTTCTCGACGCGATGACCCGCAAAGAGAAGGGCGGCCTGCCTACCGGCGTCACGGCCGACACATTCATGGCGGCGACCGGCGGCGGCCAGCCCCCGGTACAGGTCGCACAGGGCGGCGGAGACCCCTCTGGCACGCCTATCCAGCCGCGTCCGCAGACCGCTCCAGCCATCGTCACGCCAGACCTACCGGAGATCAGCCCGGCCGCCGCCACCTTGTTCCAGCAGGCCCAGCAGCTCCGCGCTGGCGGAGACCGCGAGGGCGCCTTGGCGCTCATGCAGCAGGCGCAGAAGGTCCAGGCGACCTACGCCCAGGAGCGCGCGCTCAAGATGGACGAGCGGGGCTACGGACAGGCCAAGACGGCCGACGAGCGCACCTACGGGCAGGAGAAGACCGCAGACCAGCGCGCCTACGAGGCGGCTGAGCACGATCGGCGCGAGGCCAACAAGCCTCTCACCAAGGACCAGTCAGACGCTGCGACGTTCGCTGATCGCATGGCTCGAAGCCACAGCATCCTGACCGATCCTCGCAAGGACGCTCCGCCGCTTGACGTCATGGGCACAAATGGCAGTGGGCGCCTGCTAGAGTCGAAGGTTTTTGGTGTGGGCATCCCAGGTGCCAACCGCGCCCTGAGTTCTGATTATCAGAAATTCATGCAGGCGCGGTCCAACTTCATCAACGCGCAGCTGCGCCGTGAATCGGGCGCGGTCATCAGCGACTCAGAATATGAGGCCGCCGACAAGCAGTATTTCCCGCAGCCCGGCGACAAGCCCGAGGTAATCGAGCAGAAGCGCCAGAATCGCATCGATGCCCTTGAGGGCATGAAGCGGGCGGCGGGCCGGGGCGGTCCGACTGCTGCGCCGACAGGTGGCGCGCAGAGCATTCCGAACGCTCCTGCGCCGGTCGACTACAAGAGCAAATACGGGCTCGATTGATGGCCGACACCGATCGCATCAAACGCAACCTCCAGAAGATGGCCGCGGCGAACGCGCCGGAAGCCGATATGGACGGTTATCTTGCGTCGGAAGGCTTCAACTCGGCCGCCGACTGGCGCGCCGCTCTTGCCCCCAAAGTGGTGGCGCAGGGCCGTTCCGACGCTGCCGCAAATGCGCTCGGCCAAGGCGCGACCTTCAATTTGGGTGACGAGATCGCCGCGGGCGTTCGTGCCGCCCTGCCTGACTTCTCCAACTGGATGATGAAGGGGCCGGCGTGGAAGCAGGTTGGCGGCGGCGAACCCACGCCACAGACCGTTTCAACGGCGCCGGACTTTCAAGGTCGCTATGACGAGGAACTGGCCAAGGCGCGCGCCCAGACCAAGGCCGACTCCGCAGCATACCCCGTCATGACGACTGGCGCGAATATCGCCGGCAACGTGGCAACCACGGCCCTGGCGCTGCCGGCGGCTGCGACCTCGCTTGGCCCGTCTCTGGTGGGCAATACCATCAAGCTTGGGGCGACGGGCGCAGCACTCGGTGGGGCGGCCGGATTCGGAGAAGGCGAGGGGGGCTTCGAGAACCGGCTGGGTGCAGCCATCCTCCCGGCGGCTGTCGGCGGCGCGCTGGGTGCGGCCCTTCCCACGGCCGGCGCTATTGGCCGCTCTGTGGTTGAAAGCGCACCGGGCCGATGGGTCGGGCGTGAAGTCGTGGCGCCGACAATGCGCCAGCTGGGCCTTGGAGGCGCGCCGCGCTCCTTGTCGGCCGCTGCACCCGATGGCGGCGCCGGTTCGGGCGGCATGCTGGCTCCCTTTGTCGACAGCGCGGCGAACACCGCGGAATCCGGCATGATCCAGCGCTTGGCGACCGCCCTGCAGCGCTCCAAGCTGGATCCGGCTCGAGTTGAAGGGCGCCTGACCCAACTGGGCGACGGCGCGATGCTGGCCGACGTTGATCCGCAATTCCTCTCCATGGCGCGGACGGTGAACACGCTGCCGGGGGAAACGCGATCGTTTGCCAAGAACGTGCTGGAGGGCCGCGATCGGCAGGCTGGGAATCGCCTCGTGTCGGCATTCGAAGGGGGCGAAAACCCGCCAAGCAGCTTTGCCCTGCGCGGGGAAGGGCAGGCCTTTGATCAAAACGCGCGCGCGGTGGGCCGACAGGTCTACCAGGGCGACATGGTAGATGCTGGCCTCAACCAGACGCCCCGCCTACGCCAGATGCTCGACCAGCCGGAAGTAGACGCCGCCATCAAGCGCGTGACCGAGAGCATTTCAAAGGCCCGCGCCGGCCGGCCTGACGCGCCCGCACCTTCGTCTATCGAAGTGATGCACATGGTAAAGCAGGAAATCGCCAAGCTGGGCGAGGATGCCGCCACCGGCCGGCCACTTTCCACGCAACAGGTTTGGCGCGACCTCGCCAACGACTTCGTGAACGCGCTCAAGGACGCCAACCCGGCTCTGCGCGCGGCCGACAAGGCCTATGCAGAAGCCAAGTCCTTGCCGGAATTCTTCGACACGGGACGCTCTTTCCTGGGGAAGGGCAGCAGCGACAAGGCCACGGCCAATTCCGCGCCCGCACTGGCCGACATGCTTGCG